GTGACAACCAGCAAAATTCATACGCTGCAGAAGCAGCTCGGCCACCTCAATCTGCTCCTTGAGGAGGCGAAGAAAAAGGAAAAGGCCGAGGCGCTGGCCGCCATTCGCGAACAGGTGAAGCAGTTCGACATTACGGAAGTCGAATTGCTGAGGGCGGCGGGCTTCGTGAAGGACAAGCCGAAGAAGCTGCCGGCAAAATATTACGATCCGTCGACAGGCAAATCGTGGACGGGCCGCGGCGCGTGCCCGAAATGGCTGATCGGCAAGAACCTCGACGACTACCTGATCCGGCCCGCGCCGGAGCCGTGGTGGCCGGGGGAGACTGCGTAGCGTGGCGGGCGGGCGGGGCGGCGGGACGTGATTCCGTTGTCTCAGCTCCGGCATGCTTGTGAAAGTCCTCGCATCATCGACCAACCACGGTTTTGTTTGTTGCCGGGGAATGTCGTTGGCTCGCCCGTCCTGCGGCGCGCATACGCGGGCGGCGTTCGCGCGACAGCGTGAACGTATTGATTCTTGTCAATGTGGAACGCCAACCGTTGCCGTCGGTAGCGCTTCCGATGCCCCCGCATTGCCTTCGAAATAGCTGAACGTCGATTCGGTCGCCGTGAAGTGCAGCATCATCAGCCGGCTCGTCGCGTCGTCGACGTACACCAGCAACGTGCATTGCGGCGCGCGTTCCTCGAACCACCGATGCTCGCTGCCGTCGGCTAGCTTACGTTCGCCACCGAAAAATGTAGGGATTTTGAAAGAGATGCTGCGGTGGGCGGATTTCACATAATTAGCCGTCGACAGCTTAACTCATGGGGGCATTTGCCGATAAATCGGACAAATACCTTATGAGGGCTAGATGGAGCAGATTGAGCTTTTGGAGCGACCGCGGCTTACTGAACGCGAGTTGACGAGCGTCGTGCGGGACATCCGAAATCTTTACTGGATGATCAGAAATACGCGACGCGGAGTCCAGGATGCTCAACGGCGACGGGTCTATCGGCAGATCGAGACCCATAAAAAACGCCTGCTCATGGCAGGCGTGTCGAAGGAAGAAATCTTGCGGTTGCTCGCTGTTGCCGGGCAAGCTTGTGCAGGGAGGAAAGCTGTCTTGATTGTCCGAAGCGTCGCCTTAAAACGGGGCCATATTAATGAGAAAATACGATAATTTACCTTATGTCAAATTGGATCGCTAGCTGAACCTGTCGGACCTGTCAGGTTGATTCACGAATTTGTAAACATATTTACAAATCGTTACAGAATCCCACGCAGTCCACATAATGAATCCCACCGCGCCCCGTCATGGGACGGTCTCCGACTTTCTCGCGCTTACGGACGGCCTCTCCATCTGCCAAATTGCCGAAGCGCTTCGTTGCTGTACGCGTAGCGTCCGCAACTACTTGGCCGGCCGCTCGCCGATCCCGTGGCATCGCGTCGAAATACTACGCCTGCGCCAAGTCGAGATAGACGCAGCCCAAGCGGCCGCACAACAACTTATCAGCGAAATTCCCGTGGAGTCGACGATCGAGCCGGACGTATCCGCTCCCGACGTGACGCCCACCGAAATTCTCGCTTGGGTCGGCGTTCATGCTCCGCACTGCCTGTCCAGCCAGAGAAGGTTTCGCCAGTACGTTCGTGGTTGGAACGTTGTAGACAAGATCCGACACTCAAAAGCGAAAGGCGCGTTCGCCGCCGTGCTGGCGAAATGGCGCGTGCTCGTCGTCGATCTGCCGCGCTCGTGGAAGTCATGGCGATCGGGCGGCGTCTTCGCCGACACGGACTCGCCCGCGTACCGCTGGCGCGCCAACGATCCATGACCACCCTCTTTTATTTGCTCGTGCGCCTGAAGTGTGAACGGTGTCGATCTGTCGTCGGATCGCCTCGCGCATTTCGAGCTCGAAGGCGACGCCCGGCAGGCGAATCCGCCAAATACGCTAGAATCCTTCGCGTGCCAATGATACGACCCCGATAGCAACCTACTGGGGACAGGAGAGCATTGCACATGGATGAATACCGAACGCCCATCATTGATACCACCATCTTCACGGACGGCGCGGACGCAATCGGCGTCGGCCTGGATCACTGCCCCGCGTGCCAAACGAAGACCCCCGGGTATCTGTTCCACGAAACGGGAGACGAGTCTTTCGCCTTGGCTCGAGCACAGAACGGAGCACTAAAGATGAACGGGATGGAGGTTCTCGTGCTGGAATGCACGACATGCGGTTACTTATTGATGTTCAACCGCGAGCGGTTCACGGAACGCGTCGCGATTGCTGAGCACAAGCGGCTGCACGTCAATGATGAGCAGGATCAAACGAAATGAGCACCAACGTTCGCCCGTTTCCCAACAGCAAGCCCGGCAGACCTGTTGACTCATCAGGCTCAGGCGGCGATGATGGCGGCATGGAAACGCGCATCCAAGAACTTGAAAAGGCCACCGCAGACATCCGTGAGCGTCTCGCACGCATGGAGTCTGGGCTTGCACACGTCGCCACAAAGGCCGACGTCATGTCGGTAAAGACTGACGTTATGTCGATGGAAGGAACGCTGCTCAAGTGGTTCATCGGCACAGCTATTGCCCTTGCCGGTCTCGCATTCGCAGCCGCCAAATTGATTCATTGACGCAGCCCCGAGACTGCCCCGGAAGCCCCGCCTCATGCGGGGTTTTTCATGCGCCATCCACCGCGCAACAGATTACTTCCCTACCTTCCTGAAGTGCGACCGGTGCCGGTCCGTCGTGGGGTCATCGCGCATTTCGAGCTCGAGCGCGGTCGTGAATCCAACGTCGCCGATCGTGTGCGTCGCCTTCTTTACGAGCCACGGCGTCTCGTCGATTTCGGGTTTGAAGCCTGACACGGTCACGGGCATCTCAGGGAACAGCTCGGCGCGGCCGCGCGCGAGCGTGTAGCTCATCGTCGCCTGGCTGCGCTGCATCCGCTTGAACTCCGCTTGCGCGGCCGCGCGCGCTTCCGCCTCCGTTGCGTAATCTTCCGGCAGCACCTTCACGTTCTTGTTGTTCTCGCCGCCGACGATGACCGACTTGCGCTTCGCGCGGCCGGTCGAATGGTAGTGCGCGCGCACGGCTGCGTAGTTCTCGCGTTCGGACACGTGGTAGCGATGACTGTCGCCGCTCGCGCGCGTCAGTTCGAGCACGTCGAGCTTCTTCCCGCTCGCCGTCTGGCCGGTGCCGATCGGCATGAACAGCAGGCGTAGGTCTTTCACGTTCATCACCGCGTCATAGCGCTTCGCCAGGCGCGTCAGAAACGACATGTCCGATTCGTGCGTCTGGTCGATGTGCGCGATCAGGATTTTCGCGAGCGCGTCGCCGACGGTCGGCGCCAGCGAGTAGCGTCCGGCGATCGCATGCACGATCGAGCCGATCGTCTGCCGATGCCAGCTCTTTTCGCGGCGCTCCTGCATGCCGCTCGTCATCGCGGCCGAGCGCGCGCGAACCGTGATGATGTCCGGCGCGCCGCTGTGCTCGACTTCGTTCACAATGAAGCTGCCCTTGTCGACGAGCGGCTCGCCGGCCCATCCGATCGACGCCTTGATCGTCGCGCCGCGCTTCGGAATGTCCAGATCGTTTTTCGAGTCGTCGAGCACGATATCGATGGTGTCCGCCTCATCGGAGCGCGACTCCGATATCGACAGCGACACAAGCCGCGGCGCGAACAGGCGCGACAGATCGCGGCCGCCGACTGAAATGCGGTAATCCGGCTGCGGATGCAGGCGCGCGACGCGCGGCGCGTCGTGCGATTCCGGCCTCGTGGTGCGTTCGTTCGAAGACGTAGCCATCAGCGCTTGTCCTTGCGCGAGTTCTTCTCGCGCGCTGTGCGCAGCACGTCGTCGTCGACGCGCTCGATCGTGAGCTGAAACTCGATGCGCCGCGGCGTGCCGTCCGCCGTGTGGTAGCTCTGCGTCTCGTTCAGCTCGGCGATGACATACGCGCCGTAGACGTTGCCGGCGCCGTCCACGAGCACATACGCTTCTCCGGTGTCCGCCATCGCGGCGAGCTCGCGAATCGACGCGATCGAGCCGAACGTCTCGGGTGCGACGAGGCCATTCAGCGTGATCGTGTCATCGCCGACGCCGGCGAACTGGCGGCCGTCGCGCGCGCCGACGCGCGAGCTCGTCGGATGCTTCCACGTGCGCCGGCGCTGCAATTCGCGAAACGGCGCGCTCGTCAGGTTAAAAACGAACTGGTCGAGGGACATGAGCATGCGTAGCTCCGGTTGCGTCAGTCGGACAGGCGCGAGCCGATGCGCGACTGCTTCGCGCGCTCGCGGCGATCGAGCGCGGCTTCGACGGCGCGTGCGATCGCGTGCGGGTCCTGCCCGGCCTGCGGGTAGATGTTGATGACGATCGGCGACGCCGGCGCAACTGGCGACGCCGCTGCGGATGACGCGGCGAGCGGCGCGCGGCGATCGATAGGCACGGTCGGCTGCACGAGCGGCGGCGTCGGCTTCGCGAGCGCCGGCGTGCCGAATGACGCGACGGCCACGGTTGCAAGACCGAGCGCCGCTTTCGCGACACGCTGCTGCTCACCCTGCATGCCGAGCGCCGCGCCCTCACCGACGAAGCCGCCGAGCTGCGCGAATACGCGGCTCGGGCTATGAATGCCGAGCTTCTCCTTGAACCAGCCCGCCGTGCTGTTCGCCATATTCGAAATGGCGTCTTTCACCTTGCCCAGTCCGCTGCTGATGCCGCCGACGAGCCCGTCGATAAGGTGCCCGCCGAACTCGGAGAACTTCGCGGGCAGTTCGACGCCGAACAGCGACAGCACGCCCGCGAGCGCCCGGTAGAACATGCCGAGCGGCGACCAGTTCAGAATCAGCGTGCCGAGCGCGGCGAGCCCGCCGTTCAGTGCCGCGCGCGCGTCGCCCATCGCTTCGACGAACAGGCCGGCGAGCCCGCCGAGCGCGCGGCCGAGCCACGTGAGCGGCACGAGCGCGACGCGCAACACCGTGCCGAGCACCGCACCGAATCCGCGGCCGGCCGCCGCCGCCGCGGATAGGCCGTCGGCGCTCGCGCGCGCCGGCGCGAACAGCTTGCCGAGCCAGCCGGCCACCGTCGAGAGCGCACCGCCCAGCCCGTTCCACAGCGGTTTTGCTGCCGCGAGCGCGCGACCGACCGGCTGCAATGCGCCCCGAAGCGCGACGCCGATCGGCGCCAGTGCATCGCCGATCGCCGTGAGCGCGCCCCCGACGAACGCCTTGATCGGCCCCCAATAGCGGTAGATCAGCAGCGCGGCGGCGGCGAACGCCGCGGCGTATAGGCCAATCGGCGTCGTGAGCAACAGGCGGCCGGCACCCATCGCGGCCGTGCCGAACATCCGCCATGCGGCCGCGCCGATGCCGAGCGCGCGCGACAGGATGCCGCCCTGGATGCCGAGCGTCGCCATGCTGAAACGCACGACGGCGAGCGGGCCGAGCACGCCGGCGAGGACGATCGTGAACGTGCCGAGCACCGCGAGCAGCGCGGCGAAGCCGGCCGCGAGCGCGACGACTACCTTCGTTGCCTGTGGGTGTGCCTGAATCGTTGTCAGCAGCCTGTCGGCGAGCTCGCGCGTCTTGTCGAGCGCGGCGTTATACATCGGCGCGATGCGCTCGCCGATTTCATTCAGCAGATCACGCAGCTTCGCGCGTGCGTCGAGCTCCTTTCCGGGCGTCTGTTTCGACGCAAGGTCGTGCATTTCGTCGATGCCATACGCGCCCTTGTTCAGCTTCTCGTTCTTGTGGATCTGCTGGCTCTGCATGTACATCGTCGAGAACAGATTCGCGGCCGTCCGGTTCGTGAAGATCGTCGAAATCATGTCCTTCACTTTGTCGGGGTCCGTGACGCCCTTCTTCGCCATCTGCGGCAGCAGCACCTTTTCGAGCCATTCGAGCGGCGACGCCTTGAACAGATCGCCGCCGAGCAGCGCGCCCGGCTTGATCCGCTTGATCATGCCGATTTTGTTGTACTCGACGTTCTTCTTGTCGAGCAGCCCGAGCTTCATCATCTCCTGCGCGGCCCGCACGGTCGTCTTGCCCTGGTAGACGTTGCTGTATGCGGACATGAGCCCGGTGCCGACCTGGTGCCCGCCCATTTCCTGAATCAGCGGCTCCATCTGGTAATAGAACGCGTCCTGGCGCATCTGCTTTGCCGCGACGCCGCCCGTCTGGATGAAGTTGCGCCACTCGTCGCCGCCAACGCGGCCGCCCGTCGCCGACAGCACCTTCTGTACCATGTTCGCTTCGTTCCTGAACGTCGCTTCGTCCTTCGTGCCGCCGCGCAGCTCGATGACCTTCAGCATGTTCATGAACTTCTCTTCGTTCGCGTGCGCGTCTTCCGCGCCGAACATCGCCTCGTTCGCGAACTTCATTTTCGCGAGCGTCGGCATCACCATCTGCGCGTGGTGCTCGTCCGCAAAGATCGACAGCGCGTCGCGCATCAGCGTCATGTTGTCCGACGTGCTCACGCCCATCATCTTCATCGAGCGCACGTACTTCTCGGCGTCCTTCGTCGCCTGGTCGCCGAGGCCAAGCGCCGTGATGCGCGCACGCTCGTTCTGGATCTTCTTCGTTTCGTCGAGTGCCTCGCGCAGATCGCCGAGCGCGTGCGCGCCGGTTGAGCGCGCCGCGTAACCGCCAATCGCCATGCCGCCGGCGACACCCTGTAGCGCCTGCATCTTGCCGCGCGCCGCGCCGAGCTTCTTCTCGCGCTCGGCCATGGCTTCGAGCTGGCGCGTCTGTGTCTGCATTGCCGCCGTGGTCTGCGCGATGTTCGAGCGCAGCGTGCGTTCGTGCTCGGCGAGCTGGCGCGTGTCGATGCCCGTGCTCGCGAGTTGCGCGCGTAGCTCACGTACGCGGGCGGACTGCTTCTCGTGCTCGATCGACAGGCGCGCCGCGGACTGCTTCGCCTTCTCAAAATCGGCAATCATCTGGCGCGAGGGTTGGTCGGCCGCACGCAACGCAGTGGCGAGGCCATTCACGCGCGTTCGCGCTTCGCCGAGCTTCTCCGCTGTGCCCGCGAGCCCGGTGCGCATCTCGCGGAACGAGGCGACGGCCTTCTGCTGCTTGCCGAGCTCGGCGAGTTCGCCGCGCGTCTGCTTGAGCGCCTGCGCGAGCCCCTTGTTGCTGTTCAGCACGTTCTTCAGGGGCTTCGTGAAGTTGTCGATCATGTCGAACATCACGCGCAGTTTCAGGGCGTTGTCCATCGTCACTCGTTTCCGCTACGTATCCGGGCGCGCTCGCGCCAGTCCATCAATTCGGCCAGGGAGAAGGCGGCCATATCGCCAGGTGTCCAGCCAAACACCGTCGCCAAATCGGCCATCGCGTCTTCTACGCGATCCGGGATTCCATGCTCGCTTTCAGCGCCTTCGGCATCAAAAAACCGGCGAAGATGCCCCCCAACGCCACGAGGTCGGCCGGGTCCATGCCGGCCACGTCGAACTCGGTCAGCGTCGGCGTGCTGATGCGCGGCAACACCTTGCGCAGCGCGTCGACATCGAGATTCACGAGCGCGGCGAGCGACGTGCCGCGCAGCGCGCCCGCGGCCGGCTTGCGCAACGTCACCTGCGTAATGGTCTGCCCTTCGCGCTCGATTGGCGTGTCGAGCGTGTGCGTGTTCTCGTCGAGCGCGGCGTGGCCCGTCGTTTCGATGTTGGCGCTGTCGATGGTCGTCATGGTGTTTCCTGATTGAATGTGAAATTGGAATGGCCCGCGCTCGACGCGGGCGCTCGATTACAGGCCCATCGCGCGGCGAAGATCCGACGCGAGGTCCATGCCGTTGATCTTCTCGACCGCGTTCACGAAGTCGAGTTCGATGAGGTCGCGCCCGTTCACAGTCAGCTTGTAGTAGCTGGCGTTGGTCGTGATCTTGAATTTCGTGTCTTCCTTCGCCTTCGCGGTGCCCATGTCGATTTCCTCATGTCGGCCCTTCACGACCACTTCAATCTGGTCGTGCTTCTTGCTGTCCTCGCGCCGATAGCCGCCGGCGAAGCGCAGCAGCACGCCGTCGTGCTGCACGGCGCCGTACTGTTCGAGCACTTCGACCATGAAGCCACCGCACGTCCATTCGAGCTGAAGCTCTTCGTTGCCGAAATCGATCTTCACGGGGCCGGTCATGCCGCTGCCTTGCCACGCTTCCATCTTGCGCTTGAGCTTCGGCAGGTTGAGCTCTTCGACTTCGCCCACGAAGTTCGCGCCGTTGTGAAAGACGTTGAAGCCCTTCAGTTTTCGAGGCATACCCATCGCGTTTGACTCCTGTTAGCCCGCCACGCGCGCCGGGAAATCGGCGAGGAAGCGGTCGGTGATGCGCTGGCGCAGCACCAGATTTTCGAGAGGCGGAACCGGCGTGTAGTCGTAATCGATGTACGCCTTGCCGGACGCGAGAATGTCGGCCGTGTTCGGCTCCGGATCGATCCACGCGCTACCGCCGATCAGGTAGCCGTTCGCGACCTGCTGCCGGAACCAGCCGTTGATGCTTTCCACGATGTCGCGCGCGAGCGACGGATTCAGCGGGCCGTCGACGACGGGCATCTGCGCTTCGGCGATCGAGTCGGCGGCGACCTGCGCCGTGCGCGTGTAGTTCTCGAACGCGAACTTCGGATCGTCTGAGCACGTGCGCTCGCCCCAGAACCGGAATCCGTTGCGGTTCACGAGCGTCGTCACTTCGTGCTCGTTCAGGTAGCCCGCATCGGTCGCCGGGTCCTGCAAATCCCACGACACGTCGGCGCTGATGCCGGACACGCCGCTCACGACGACATTCGAAATCGTCTTGTGCCAGCCGATGTCGTTGTCGATCTTCGCGCGCAAGCCGGCGGCGATCGCCGGCGCCGGGATGACGGCCGTCGAGTTCGTCGTGTCGTCCCAGCCGAGCCAGTCCGGCCAGATCACCATGATTTCGCGTTGGCCGAACTGCTTGCGGTACGCGGCGGCTTCTTCCTTCGTCTTGCAGCCGGACGCCGACACATAGGCCATCGCGCGCAGCGACTGAGCAGTCGCCGCGAGCGCGGCCGCGACCGGCTGCGTATCGAGGCCGGGCGCGGCGAGAATGCGCGGCTTGACGCCGAGCGCGGCCTGCGCGGCGAGCAGCGCCTTGATGCCCGTGTATTTGCCTTCCGGCGTCACGGTGCCGATGACGTTCGAGGTCGTCTCCGCTTCGTCCTTGCCTTCGGCGACGCGCACGACGACGGTCAGCGGCTTCGTCTGCTGGCCGATCGCGTCGAGCGTGCGACGCAGCGTGCCTTTCTTGCCGGCCTTGCCGAGCGCGGCGACGACGTTCGTCAGCAGCACGGGCGTGTTCAGCGGAAACGCGCTCGCGTCGGCGTCGGCCGCCGTGCAGACGACGCCGAGCACGGCCGTCGACACCGAGCGAATCGGCCGGCCGCCTTCGTTGATTTCGATGACGCGAACGCCGTGGTGGTAATCCTGCGGCATGGTGTGCAGCTCCTGTTACGTAAAAATCGGGAGGATTCCCGGTGATCGGGCCGGCGTCAGGCCGGGGCGTGTTCGGCGTCCGGCCGCGCGGCGTCGCCGGCGGCGGCCGGCTCGGCGGGCGGCATGCCTTCGGGCGCGACGGGCTCGGGCGGCGGCGGCACGTAGGGCGCGGGCATGTCGGGCCACGCGATCGCGTCCGGGAACGTGTCTTTCTGGATCGCGGCAACGAGCGCCATCTGGTAGGCCGACCAGGCTTTGAAGTAGTACGTCTGCTCGTCGTCGAGCTGGCCCGCTGCGTAGGCGTCGGCTTTGCCGAGGTTCTCCCGGCGCGCGATCGCCAACAGCCGCTCGAACTCGGCCATCGCCGCGTCGCGCTTCTCGCGCGCGATCAGCTCGGGCGGCACGGTCCACGCGCCGTCGATCCACGCGTGCCGCTCGGACGGGCGCGGCTCGGTCGTCAGGCCGAGGTCGGCCGGCGTCTTGCCCGCGATCGCGATCTCGACCGGCTCGCCGGTGTCCGTCCGATAGCAGACGCGGCCGCGGTAGTCCGGCAACAGGAACCACGCGCCGTCGCGGTAGAACGGCCACGTGGTCGGCGTGCGCGCCGGCGGCGCATCGAGCGTCGCGGACGCCGGAATCAGCCAGCGGCCGTCGTTGCGCGGATCGGCGTCCGGCTGGCCGCTGCTCAGGTATTCGCCCGTTGCCGGGTCGTAGTGGTGAATCAGCATGTCGTGTCTCTCGTGGTTAGTAGGCGCGAATCAGCGCGAGCAGCGCGACGTTGCGCGGGCGGGATTCGTCGCCGCCGTCGGGTTGAACCGTGATCGCGTGCGCGTGGCGGCCACCGCCGCCGACGCCGACGCTGTGCTGGTGATTTCCGGCGCCTTCGGTGTTGAACTCGTGCCCGTGGTTGCCGGCCGGGCTCGTCATCCCGTACACGTTGTCGTTGTCGCTGCCTTGCGCGCCACGGTTGTTGGGCGAGCCCCACGTTCCCCACGGCGGGTTGTACATCTGCGGGTTCTCGCCCCACGGCGAAATGTGTTGGTGGTCTGGCGCTGCGGCCGTCCAACCGTGGTGGTCGTGCCAGCCCTGTACGTCGGTCCAGGCCGAATGCACGTGGTCCGGCGCTTCGCTCGCCCCTGCCCCGTGCGCGTGCGTGTGGTTCTGGTCGCCCTGGAATGCGCCAATCTGCCGGCTTGCGTCGACGCCGCCGCGCGCATCGGACCAGCAACGAATGAACTCGCCGCGCAGCTCGGGCAGGCGGAACGTCGTCGCGCCGTCGCCGGTCGAGAAGCAGCCCCACCGATCCTTCATCCAGTCCGCATCGGAGACGAGGGCGCCGCTCGCCTGCGCATACGCCCACAGCTCGGGATAGTCGGCACGGTTCACGAGCACGCCGTTCGCCTTGAGGAAGCCCGGCCGCACGGTCGTGCGCGGCTCGAAGACAATCTGGCCGATCGTCGTCGCCGACAGGACCGAGCGCACCCATTCCGTCGTCGCGACGCGCGTCGATCGATCCGCCGCCGGCGGCGTCGGCACGGTGACAGCTTCTTCGAAGGCCACGAGCGACGGCGAGAACCGCACGACGGCGCGCGCGTTGCACGTCACGCCGAACTCGCCATCGGCCGCGTGATAGAGGCCGGTATCCGGCGCGCCGTCGTTGGCGAACGTGAGCGACGGCGCGGCCGGGCTGCCTTCGGCGAGCACGAGCCGCTTGCCGGGCGCGAACGACACATCGCCGGCCAGCGTGCCGCCCTTGCTTTTGTCGAGCGGGTCGAGGTTGCCTTCGTGCCACACGATCCGCCCGTCGACGCGAAAGGTGCGATTCGCGAACTCGTAATGGAACGAGCCGAGGGTGGGCGACCACCAGCCGACCGCGCTCTTGCTCGCGTAGTGGTAGCCGTCGAGGGGGCCGAGGCTGATATGCGCCTCCCCGGCGCCTTGCCCGACAATCAGGTCGTGACCGATCTTGACGTTGCCGCCGAAGACAGCGCCCGCACCGCTGCCGTCGACGATCACCTGTCCCGTCGTCAGCGACCACGAGAACGGCCGATAGTCGTTGTAGGTGCCGTCCGGCGCGCCCTTCGGTGTCGACAGGAAATAGACGCTCCAGCCGTCGTTGCGGATGAGCGCGCCGTAGCCTTCGCAGACCGCGCGGAACTGGCCGCCGGCGCCGCCGGCGTCGATCGCGCGCGCCGTGACGCCTTCCGACGCGTCAACGCCGCCGCGTACCTGCAGCGCGGTCTTGCCATCATCCGCGCGCTCGCCGATCAGCACGCGGCCGCCCGACGTGAAGCGCGCGACGCGCTTCTGCTTCGCGTCGCTCGCCGCATCGTTGTTCGTGCCGTCGTTGACGCACACGTCGACATACTCGCGGCCCCATGCGCCGGCGTCGAATCCCGCGCGCAGCGTCGCGACCAGGCGCGGGCTCAGATCGGGCAGCGTCGCGTCGCCGAACGTGCCGAACAGGCGTGCCTTACCGGCCTTGCCGACGCCGGCTGTCTTCGGCGACACGTCGAGCTGCGCGGCGCGCTCGTCGACATCGGCGACGACGCGCACGCGGCCGTCGAACGTCGCGCCCGACAGCGCCGCGTAGCGCCGCCTCGCCGTCTTCGGCGTGATCGCGCGCGTGTCGTCGTCGCCGGCGTCCACTTCCGCCTGCGTGGCGAGCTCGACCACGCCCTTGCGCTCGGTCGTCGCCGGCGGATTCAGGAACGTCGCCGGCCCGAACTCGAGCTTGGCTGCGTCGATCGTCGCGAAAACGACATCGGTCGCGAGCAGCATCATTGCCGCGGGGGATTTTTCGAGAATCGTCGTGTCCTGCACGTACACGGCGAACAGCACGCCGTTGTCGAGATACAGGCCGAACGCGTACAGCGAGTATTGATCGCCCGTGTCGTCCTGGATCACGACATGCACCGTGTCCGGCGCGACGTTTTCGCCGCCGAACGTGGACACGCGCTTGCGCTCGTTCGGCAACGTCTTCATGCCGCGGTCGAACGCGAACGGCGCAGTGCCGAGCCCGATTTCGACGACGCGGCGCGCGGTAGTGCCGGTGTTGCCGCCGGCGACCAGGGCCGCGCGGCCGGCGTCGGTGATGTTGATGAGCATTCCTGCCATGTCAGATATCCGTGAGGGACAGGCGGCGATACACCGCCGCGCGCGCGCCCGCGCCGATGCGCTGCGTGCCCGTTGCGCTGAAACCTTGCGTGAACGTGTAGTGCGCGGTGCCGCGCTTGGCCCGGTCGACTTCGGCGATGATGTCGGCGACGTATTCGGCGGTCGCCGGGATGCCGTCGCGCGCGCCGACCGTCATCAGGATTTCGAACGTGCCCGGCCGGCCCTTCGGCGTCTTCTCGAACCACTCGCGCATCGCGACGTTCGCGCCGAACGACGCGCACACTTCGCGCACGGCCGCGGCCGTGCCTTTCTTGCGCGCGATCCGGATCGCCGCTTTCACGCGCGCGCGCTTCACCTGTTCGGGCCAGTAGTCCTTCCACGTCTCGACGCCGAGGTGCCACGCGAGCCACGGCAGAAACCGCAGCGGGATCGCGTCCGGGTCCATCAGCGTGCCGATGTCGACCGGAATCGCGCTGATGCGCGCGTTCGTCTCCGCGATCCGGCGTTCGAGCGCGGTCGCGTTCGGGGGCAGCAGCGAGGTTGCCAACTTAGTCATCCGCGACCCCGCCGTCGATCAGCTCGATTCCCGTGCAGTACGGCGCCTGCTCGTGCGTCACGGGAACGCCGCCCGCCGGCGCGTCGAGCAACACCTTTTGCACGCCGGCGACGCGCATCGCCGCGTGCAGGCCGTCGACCGTGATTTCCATGCCGATGCGCCGCATGTCCGCCGCGAACCTGTCGGTGCGCTTGCGGGCTTCCGCGAGCGCCACGCCGCGATCCGGGCCGGAGAAGAAGCGCAGCGTCGCGCGGATCGCATACGGCACGACTTTTGCACTCTGCACGATCACCTGGTCGGTTTGCGGGCGCACGCCTTCGAGCGCCGCGCGCACGATGTCGATGAGCGCGTCGCTCGCCGTGCCGTCGCCTTCGCGCGACAGGACCGTGACAACCATCACGCACGGCTCGGGGCTGCGCGCGGACGCGGACAGCACGCGGCCGTCCGCCGCGCGTGCATGGAACACGTACGCCTCTTCGGGGCCGGCGACGGAGAAGCCGCGCGGCGCGAGCTGCACGCGCTCGCGCAGATTGTCGTCGTCCTCATAGACCGCATCGATACCGTTCTGCGGATCAGCCGCCGTGATCACGAGCCGCTCGACATCGAACAGCGCGGCGATGTGGTCGAGCGTCGTGCCGCGCGCATAGGCGAGCAGCACGCCGCGCGATTTGTCGTTGATGAGCTGCCGCAGCAGGACTTCGCGATACGCGTTCTCCTGAAGGACGCGCGTCACGGGCTCGGATTCGAGCGCGAGCGTCGCGGCGATTTCCGCCTGGTGCTCGACCGGATACAGCGACACGAGGCGCGCCTTGCGTTCGGCGAACAGCGTCTCGAAGTCGAGCGGGTCGACGATGTCCGGCGCCGGGAGCTGCGAGAGGTCGATGGGCGTGCTTCTCACGATGCGCCCCCGTTCGACAGCGGCACGCGTAGCGACACGAGCTCGTCGCGCTCGTCGGTCCAGCCTTCGATGTCGACGAACTGCCGGCCGGCGAAGGCATCGGCGGCGGCCGCCGAAATCTGGACGCGCGTGACGGTCAAGCGCGGCTCCCATCGCATGAGCGCAGTCGCGATCGCCGCGTAAAGACGAATCCGGGTTGCGCCGTTCGCCGGCGCGTCGATGAGGTCGGGCAGTTCCGAGCCGAACGTGCGGCGCTGGATGCACGAGCCAAGCGGCGTCGAGACGATGCGACCGATGGACTGCGCGAGGTGATCGAGCCCGGACATCGAGCGGCCCGTCTCTGCGTTCATGCCCCTCATAGCGGCGGGCTCACTTCGGCCGATTCGCCGCGCGCCTGGTGTGTGTGGAACGGCACGCTCTTGCCCATCGAGCGCACTTCGCCCGTGAAATCGGCCGCGCCGTCAATGCGCATGACGTGGCCGCCGCCGGCGCTGCCCGAGCCCGTCATGCCAGACTCGAACACGAGCGGCCCTTTCACGAGCAAGGCGCCCGTGCAGGTGGTCTGTTCAGAGTCGAGCGTGACCGCCGCGGCTTTCACGGTCGCCGATTCCGTCTCGACCGTGACCGACACGGGCGCGATGAGGCGCACCGTCGCGCCGGCGGGCAGCTCGGCCGTGAGCGCATGCGCGTCGTGGTCGTAGCTCACGCGCGCGCCGTCCGCGTAGACGCGGGTGTGGGTGTTCGGCACGTTGTCCGGTGCGGGGAACGCGTCGGAGAACACGCCGCGCAGCGCGACGCCTTGCGCAAGGTCGCCCATCGCGCCGAGCACGACGACCTGCTCGCCCTTCGTCGGCGGCAACCATTCGCGCGTGTTGCCGGCCGCGGGCGTGAGCCACGGAATCCAGTTCGTTTGCAGGCCGTCGTCGTCCGATTCGCCGATCGCCACGCGGCAAAGCGCCGCCTTGTGGTCGACATCGAGAATCGAGCCTTTGCGCACGGCGTTGCGTGCTTGCCGTTGAATTTCGTTCGCATCCATACCGGCAATGGTGCCGGTCGCCCGCGCGGGGCGCGAGCACTCGCCTTTGTCGTGCCGCCGGGTACAGCGTGCTCGTGATCCGCGCGGCGAATCGGGCGTCGACAATGGCCGCTCGACACACGCAACGGCGCGTGCGGCACGTGCTGCGCGCGCATTTCCACTCTCGCAACACGATGACGATTCACGCTACCGACGCCGCGCCCGTGGCCGATCTTTCCCCGCTACTCGACCGACTTCACGCAATGGATGCACTCACGCTCGCGCGCATGCTGCCCGACGCGTCAATCGATATGGTGTTCACCGATCCGCCGTATTCGTCGGGCGGGCTGCACACGTCGGCGCGCTCGCGGCCGCCGAGCGCGAAGTACATCAACAGCGACACGAAGACCGTCTATACCGACTTCGAGAGCGACAACATGGATCAGCGCGCGTGGGCGTTCTGGTGTCACGCCTGGCTGAGCGAATGCCGCCGCGCGTTGAAGCCGGGCGGGCTGCTCGTGAGCTTCATCGACTGGCGCCAGCTCCCGACGCTGACCGATGTCGTGCAGGCGGCCGGCTTGGTCCTGCGCGGCGTCGCGGTATGGGACAAGACGCCCGGCCGCACGCGGCCGCGGCGCGGCGGCTTCGCGCAACAGGCCGAATTCGTCGTATGGGCGAGCCGCGGCGCAATGCGCGACTGCGATGTGTATCTGCCGGGCGTGTTCCCGTGCCGCTTGCCGGTGCCGAAGCAACACGTCACCGAGAAGCCGCTCGATATAGCGCGCGAAGTCGTGCGGCTCGTGCCGGCCGGCGGCGTCGTGTGCGATCTGTTTGCCGGATCGGGGACGTTTCTCGCCGCGGCGCGGGAGGCGGGGTTGCACTGGATCGGATGCGAGACGAATGGGGCGTATCACGCGGTCGCATCGGCCCGGCTCGACGCTACGACGGATGACTCAGGGGGCAGGCAGCGCAGTAGTTAAATGAAACGATTCGGCGGATTATTGAATGATGTGATTCAACCTCAATTTAAATAGGGGTGGAAAAATATTAATTCCTATCTCCTATAATAACGTCGGTACTTGAGGGTCGTTAATGCGCGGGACGGGGTCATTGCTGGCGGGGTAATTAAAAATATAAATTTCAGCTACGGATCGAGCTCGATTTAATCGGCCTCGATGCGAAATTTAATTAATTATTTCGCTAAAAATAAAGTGTCCCCATAAAATAGACGGAGCATGATGATGAAGCCACTCGTGACGAGGACGCCGCGGCGTATCCAACTAGACCATCCATCGCTGGCGAAGTTAGACGTTTCCACATCGCCACCGCCAGCCAACTCGATTACTTCTCAACTCTGGGAAGCATGCTATAGCTTGGCACAAGATGCCCTTAACTCGCCTTACATTCAAGGCATTGCTAACGGTACCTTGCCTCCCTGCAATTACGGGCAATACACAGTGCAGGACGCAGCATACTGCGTTCGGGCAGAGCAAGATTATCGTCTGGTTGAGGCGCGCGCGAAAAAACATCATGAAGACATGCTGGCAGCTTTTGCACAGGCTCGCTATGAAGGTTATCTGTCTTACACCGACTCCATCATGAAGTCGTGGCACATCAAAGACATCCTGGCGATTAATCCGAACGATGCAGTAAAAGCTTATGTTGCCCATGAACACTATGTAGCCGAATTCATGGAGCCGATCTATGGCGTCGTCGCAATGATCCCCTGTGATCATCTCTGGTCATGGCTTGCGGAGACGCTTTCGCCAGATAACGTCCCGAACAACCTTTACGACTTTTGGATAAGCGATAACCAAGATTGGAGTGGCACTTATCGCCTAGAAAATTTTGTCAACAGTTGGTTTGCAGCGCATCCTAAGCAATATGAATGGGAGTCGGCCTTGAAAGCCTACAGGGGGAGCATGCTTGGCGAGGTTGGCGACTTTCGCGCAGCCTTGGAATGATTGTCCAGTTCCATAACATACAGCCGAGGGCCGCATACGATGCCGATCGAATGTGGCCTCTTGCGCGATCGCATCGACGCGGTTCAAGGCCGCGGTGAACGGTTCAGCGGTTCAGGTGACGTAATAGCCGATCGCGCACGAGCTCACGATCCGCATCCGCGAAACCGAGCACGACGCGAACCGGATACTGCGCGAGCGGGCCGCCCGGCTCGACGGGCGCTTTCTGGCCCTCCTGGTGGACACGTGCGATGCGCGAGAGCCGTTCGTCAAAGCCGATCGCCAGGCCCATGTTGTCGACATCGATGCGCAGATAGCGCGCGGTGCGCAGCTTCCGGAACATCGCCTCGCGCTTCACACGGCCGGCCTTCTCGCGCAAGTGCTTGCCGCCTGCCTTCACCTTCCGCGGCGCATAAGCGGACCCGTCCGGATTCCGCTGCGCGGCCACGCGCGATTGCTGCGCGCGCCGCAGATCGCGGCCAAGCTCGCGCAGCAGTTGACGGCGGGCCGCCGGCGACAGCTTCGCGAGCAGCCCACCCGCCCACCGTTCGAGCGCCTGAAGATCGTCCGTCACGAGAGCCACTCGTCGGCTGCGTCGTCGATGTGCTCGACCGTCCGGTTGCCGGCTTCATCGGTTCCGACCACGACGCTTTCCGACAGCTTCATTTTGAGCCCGAGGTCGACGGCGTTGTTTGACAGGATGTCGGCGACGAACGTCATGCAGTTGCGGCGCTCGTCCCGATTCGTCACGAGGTCCGGCTGATTCGCGCGCGCCCATTCGACAACGGCGATCATCACGTCATCCGGGTTGCCGATGAAGTCGCGAATGATGATCTCGCACTCGTATTCATAGTCGAACGACGCCGTGCGCGTGCCCGTCGCCTCGATCCGGCCTTCGTTGACGAACACGAGCAACTGGTCCGGCGAGGCGTTGAGCTGCGGCAACGCGGCGACGAGCGCCGCGCGCAGGCTGTTCGGCTTATTCATGGCCGTCCGCCCGCCGCACGCGCGCCTGACACGTCGCGATCATGTCGACTTCGGACGCGCAGCGCGCCCACGCCGCGCGCGCGACGTGCAACGCGTCGCTCAGCTCACCGTTGGTGCGCGGCGCCATCGCCGGCATCGTGCACGGCGTCACCGCCGCGCATTCGTTGAGCGTAATCGTCGGCGCCATTGAGGGCGGGGCTTGCGTGCAGGCGCACAACGTCGTCAGGCAGAGCGCCAGCAGCCCAGGCGCGCACGGCGGTGTTTTCAT